GAAAGATTGCGGAGTTGGAGGCGGTTATCTACCAACAGGACCGTAAAATTTTCAAACTGCGATCGGTCGCATATATGGCGATGATGCTTTGTCAAGTGCTAACGAAGCACCGGCCATTACTGAATACCATTGTTGACGCCGTGGATTTTCTTTACGAGCAAGCTAAAGAGGTGACCGATGAGAAAGTATAACGCGTTACGGTTTGGTAGCTATGCCAACCTTGAAATGGTCGAAGAGACAGACGGCGAATACATTTGGCACGAGGACGTCGAAGCTATGACAGACGAGGTCATGCAAGCGTTCAAAGCCATTACAGATGTTTACGAATACAACAATAGCACACCGTACCAAGAAAGGGGACTAGCTATGTGGTCAATAGCAAAGAAAGCAATCGCGAAGCTGGAAGGGGGAACCCAATGAGCACAGAAGCTAAAGACGGAGGGCAGGCGTTCCCAAACTTTGCCGTGAACCTAAGCGGCTTAAAACACGACCAACCCGGCATGACCCTTCTCGACTGGTTTGCAGGGCAGGCGTTAGCGGGCATGATTGGCAAACTATCATCTGAGAAGGATTGGAACTTGGTAGGTGTGCATTGTTACAACGCTGCTGACAAGATGATCGCCGCCAAGATGATTGCCGCACGGGAAAAGGGGGGCAAGGTATGAGCACAGCACCAAAGCACACGCCCGGGCCTTGGCGATGGGTAGACATGATGCATCACGGCTACGTTATCCTAGATTCGAACGACGACATCGTAGCTACGGACATTTACGCTTGCGAGCCGGTAGACATAGAATTGATTTGCGCCGCCCCTGAGATGCTGGCGGCATTGGAGGCGATAGACGACATGCTAGGTAATCTCAGCTATGCCTATAGAGTGGACATGAGAACCGTTGCACGAACCGCCATAGCCAAAGCCAAAGGAGGGACGCCATGAGTGACAAGCCAATGCTACAAATTGCAATTGTAGGCGAAGGTCTGCGAATATCGAGGATGATCGACATTGACGTTTTGAACCAGGCGATAAGCCCAGTAGACGCTTTGCACGCAGAGTATGAGCTAATGTGCAGCGAATGGAACGAACGGTTCCATGAAATAAAGCGCAAGCAGATTGAAGCCAAAGCCAAAGGAGAAACGTCATGAGTGAATGGATAACAGACCGACTGCCGACGAAGGAGGATGGGGTAAGTGGCAATGTTATTTGTTGCCGCTGGGGGCACATTAATTTGTTGCAATGGTATAAGATCGAAGCTGGAGAACCGTGGCAACTTATCCCCCGCCCCGCCCCATACGTCAAACCGAAGCGGTGGACGGCTCACTGGAATAAAATCATGAGCATGTGGAATATCGTAGGCGAAAATGGATCTGTTGTAGCTACACTACGTATAGATGTAGATGGTATATCTACCGCCCAACGCATCTGCGAGATTTACAACGAGGTGATGCCATGACCGAATACCCGAATTGGTTTGAATCGACCGCGCGCGCAAACTTCGAACGGTTTTTAGCACACAAGCGCGGACTACCGGAATTCATGGCGTTACAGATCGGGGCCTTTGTTGGACACGCCTCGGAGTGGATGTTACGCAATTTGATTACCGGCAAAAACGCGACGTTGCATGACGTCGATACATGGCAAGGTAGCAACGAGGCCGCGCATGGTACGTTTGATTGGAGCAAGGTCGAAGAGGCATACTACGACCGCGTGAAAAATTGGAGGTGGACGCACCGTCTAACGTGTTTCAAAATGACTTCAGATAAGTTTTTCGAAGCATTGGACGCGCCCGAATCGTTCGTACGCGACGGCTACGGTTACGATTTTGTTTACGTCGATGGTAGCCACAAGTCTGATGATGTTTACAGGGACGCCGTAAACGCGTGGAAGTGGCTACGGCCGCGCGGTACGATCGCGTTTGATGACTACAAATGGTCAGACGGCGTAAGCAAGCCCGAAGAGTTGCCAAAGGCGGCAATAGACCGATTTATGTTCGAACATGCCGGACAATTCCGGTTGTTGGAATATGGTTATCAGGTTTGGTTGCGGAAGTTGTAAACGTTCTGCAACCGACAAAACAGACTACACACTTTCAAACCACACAATACGAAAGGGTAGGATATGGATTATCAGGATTTTATAACGAGCAAAAAACATATTGGCGCGGCGCATGGCATAGGCGCAACATACATTCCAAGTATGATGTTTGATTTTCAACGGGACTTAGTGGATTGGGCTTTGCATTTGGGGAGGGCCGCGATATTTGCAGACTGCGGCATGGGCAAAACCCTTATTCAGTTGACATGGGCAGAAAACATTGTACGGCATACCAATAAACCGGTATTGGTCCTAACTCCGTTAGCGGTCGGACAACAAACCGTACGCGAAGCGGCAAAGTTTGGTATTGACGCAACCTTTAACAAAGCGGGCGATCTAAAGCCCGGCATTATTGTAACTAACTACGAATCATTGCACCACTTCGACCGCCACAAGTGCTCTGGAGTAGTGTTAGATGAATCGTCTATTCTAAAATCATTTGACGGATCGCGCAAAACCGAGATAACGGAATTTATGAAACACATTCCGTATCGGTTGTTATGCACGGCTACCGCGGCTCCGAATGACTATACCGAACTGGGCACTAGCTCGGAGGCGCTCGGCTATCTTGGATTTATGGATATGTTAAATCGTTTTTTCAAAAACGACAACAACAATTCGGGGCTGAAGCGCATGTACGGCGAGGCCCCGAAGTGGAGATTCAAAGGACACGCCGAGCGGCCTTTCTGGAGATGGGTTACATCATGGGCGCGCGCGGTACGAATGCCGTCCGATTTGGGATACGACGACGGCAATTTTGTTTTGCCTGAATTGCGCGAACATGACCACTTGATAGAAGCGCAATCGGCACCGGACGGAGCGCTATTCAATTTGGCGGCCGTTCACTTAGATGAGCAACGCGAAGAGCGCAAACGGACTGTAAATGAGCGTTGCGAGTTTTTAGCTAATCGGGTTAACAATACAGGCGCGCCGGCTTTGCTATGGTGCGACCTAAACGACGAAGCGCGCAAATTACGGGAGCTAGTGCCCGATGCGGTCGAGGTATCGGGCAATGATTCAGATGACGCGAAGGTAGAAAAGTTTACTGCGTTTATTGACGGTCAAATACGCGTGTTAGTAACCAAACCAAAAATCGGCGCGCTCGGTTTGAACTTCCAACATTGCTCGCATATAGGGTTTTTCCCTTCGCATAGCTACGAGCAATACTATCAAGCTATCCGTAGATGTTGGCGCTATGGACAGCGTAACGCCGTCGATGTCGATCTTGTCTATACTGAAGGGCAAGTGCGCGTTATGAAGAACCTACAACGCAAAGCAAAGGCCGCCGACGCAATGTTTGGAGCGTTAGTTTCAGAGATGAATAACGCGCTCGGAGTGACCAAAGTAAACAACCACACAAACCAACTGGACATACCGACATGGCTATAATCGATCAAAACATTACGGACCGTTACGCGCTTTACAATGGCGATTGCGTCGAGGTCATGCGGGACCTACCAAACGCATCTATTCATCTCTCCGTCTATTCGCCGCCGTTCGCTGGACTATATCACTACTCTTCAGATGAACGCGATATTTCGAATTGTGCAGACTACAACCAATTCTTTGACCATTACGGATTCGTTGTCAAAGAATTGCACCGTATCACAATGTCGGGACGCATTACGGCCGTCCATTGCACGGACATACCACTAGGCAATAGCGGACGCGATGCGTTGTATGATCTTCCGGGCGAAATCATACGTTGCCACGAGGCGAGCGGTTGGCATTTTATCGCGCGTCATACGATTTGGAAAGAGCCGCTATGGGTACGAAATAGGACAATGACTAAAAACCTTGCACACAAGACGATTGTTGACGATGCAACCAACGCCGGCGTTGCCTGCGCTGATTATATGCTGATCTTTCGTAAATCTGGAGACAATCCAATACCGGTAGCTAATCCGACAGGGTTAGAATTTTACGCGGGTGAAGCACCTTTACCGGACGACTGCCTATCCTACAAAGGTTGGAAGGGTAAGCAGACAGAAAACAAGTACAGTCATAACATTTGGCGCCGCTATGCTTCGTCGATTTGGGACGATATAAGGATGGACCGCGTTTTACCGTTTCGAGACAGCCGGGACCCGGATGACGAAAAACACGTACACCCGTTGCAATTGGACGTTATTGAACGGGTGGTAACACTCCGCAGTAACAAGGGCGAGACGGTATTTACGCCATTTATGGGCGTTGGTTCTGAGGTTTACGGCGCTGTTTTGAACGGTCGGCGCGCGATAGGGGCCGAACTGAAATCGTCGTATTATCGGCAGGCCGTATTGAATCTCCAAAGCATCGGCGAAGAGATTGTAACCGAACCGACGTTGTTTGACGAGGATTTATGACCGAAGGGTGGGTAAAGGTGGATAGGTCAATTCAGTACACTTGGATAGCCCGCAAGCCCGAATACGTTGCTATTTATATGGCGATCGTTTGGGGCGTCAATTACCGACCCTCGACTATGGTGGTGGGGGGACAACTGATAACCGTCGGGACCGGCGAGATGGTGACGTCTATTCGGGCACTTGCGGAGCGGTCAAATACGACTGAAAAGAGCGTCCGAAACTTCCTTAATCATTGTTTTTCTGCCGACATCATACAAGTAAAAAGGGGCACAGCAGCGACACACCTTAAGTTATTGAGTTGCAACGAGATACAACCGCCCCAATACGAAGAGGGGCACAGTTTGGGCACAGTTTGGGCACACTTGGGGCAACATCATAAGAAAGAAGAAAGAAGAAAGAAGAAAGAAGAAAGAAACAATAACGTAGAAGAGGGCACGAACTCGCGTTCGCGCCCGCGCTCCCAAGACGAAACAACGGCGTACTTTGCCGAATTGGGAAGTACTCCGGAGGA